TCAAGCATGGTCCCGGAGCAGTGGCAGACCGCACAGGGATAGTCAATAAATATGACTTTCCTAGGTGGTCGGCTAAACTCGAAGAGTGGTTTCCATATCGCGACTGTGGTACAGTCGCACATGATATTGACACCCTTCCGCTAAATCACGAGGTTGCCGCAAGACTAATTGCTGTTCCAAAAACAGCAAAAGGTCCTAGGCTAATCGCATGCGAACCGACAGAACATCAGTTTTGTCAGCAGCTTACGAAACAGCTCGTGACTGAACGACTCCGGTCATTATTGGGCCGATCGTTCATCTGTTTTGAAGACCAAGGTCTTTCTCGACAGATGGCACTTCGAGCGTCTAAAGATAGACGGTTGTCTACAGTGGATCTCTCCTCTGCAAGTGACCGTCTGTCCTGTCATACTGTCGAACGTATTCTGAGATCTAACCAATCTCTGTTACACGTTCTTCATTCGACTAGGACACGATACCTTAGGGATGACATTAGTCGGGAAACCGAGTATGTCAAACTTAAGAAATTCGCATCTCAAGGCACTGCTGTCACGTTTCCTGTCCAGACGTTGGTATTCTTGTGTCTGGCCCTTGGATGTTCTATCCAGGGACCGGTTACTTGGTCCAAAATACGGAAGGAGCGTGAGCGGGTGCGTGTGTTTGGCGATGATATTATATTGCCTACACATGCGTACGCGAAGTTAGTACGTGTACTCACACAACTAGGATTGAAGGTCAATGAGGACAAATCGTTCTCATCGGGCTTCTTTCGCGAGTCGTGTGGGATGGATGCATGGGGTGGCTACGATGTCACTCCATGTAAACCTTTGCACGTACTCAATGACGGCCCCCAATCTCGGGGGGCAATCCTAGACATTTCCAATAACCTCTTTGTAAAAGGATACTGGCATGCAAGTATTGCCCTCGAATCGACACTTGGCAATCATCTTTTACGACGATTGCCCACAGTGGGACGAGATTGTGGTCTCACCGGAAGAACTTCCTTCCTTGGAGAAAGCTTTGACCACCTGCCAAGCAGGTGGAATGCTTCACTTCATCGGAAGGAATACCGTGTCTACCGAACAAAAACTCGGACAGATAGGGTTGTCTTCGGTGAGCGTTTTTCTTTGCTTCAGTTCTTTACTGAGGCTCCAACTGGACAAGATAATTGGTCCAGTGGGACAGAAAAACGGTCGAAGGTCAGTGATGGCCTTCAGTGGGACCCCTTATACTACAGCCGCAGTTCGCGGTTGGGATAGCTCCCACGCTATCTTAAATAGTCTCTCAGAGATGTCACATCCGTATGGATTTGACGGAGAAGGGCGCGAGCCTTTCACCGTTTGGTCCGATATGGATGAGTTATCCTTCGAGACGATCC